GTCAGCCCGTAAATGCCCTCGTCGGCCAAAAACAACATATTGTTAGCCTGCATGACCACCGTCTTGCGAGCCAAGCAACCAACCTCGCCAGTAAGCTCCTTAACCACGGTATCAGACAGGCTTCCTTGGGTCTGGGCCACAAGGTGAATGCTATTGCGGTTCAATACCACCAAGGAATCGTCGTAGAACCCGTGCATCGCTACCACATAGTCGGCAGTACCTCCAGTAATACGGAACTGATTCTCGATCTGGTCGAAGGTCGTAGTGTCCAGCAGGTCAGAAACCGCAATCTCGTCGGAAATCTTCCTACTGGTGTAGACTGGTGCGCTAAAAGTGCCAGATTGGGAGTAGTAGAACGGAACGAACAACCTGCGCTGGAAGTAGGTGGCCCAAGGCGCACCGGGCTGGTGCATAAACCCACCTCCTTCTGTGAACCTGCCGCCAAACTCAACCTGACCAGTGCTGCCACTAGCCGATATGTTGGCGACTGGCGCAAGGAACTGGATGTTGGTTGTGCTCGCTGATGTTACTTGGAATTGTTTACCAACAATCGCGGTAAACTCTGGGATAGTTGTCTCGTAAATCACAACTACATCACCAGCAAAAATCGTTAAGTTGCCTGTAATCGTCAAGGAAACCAAACCGCTTGATACTGTAACATGGGTTCCACTAGAAACAAATGTTTGTGGCTGGGTGTAAGCACCACCGGGGGACAGGGTAAACCCATCAGTCATGGTGGCTACCGTGGTTACAAATGTGGTGCTAGTGGAGATCCCAGATGCCACAAAGGTAAATGAGTCTTGGTCGACGATTGTTGCCACCGTGAATGTTCCATTAGGAGGAGTGCCACTAGTAAGCCCAGCGATAACCACGGATGACCCAGCCGTAAGTCCGTGTTCACGAACTCTCATTGTCACCACGGTATTTGGACTAGCGGTCGCGTTGGAGGACGCAGAAAGAATAGCCCTGCCATTGGGGTACCACTCAAGAGCTTGTTGCCCATCCCGCATGATCATCACCTTGTCAAAGCACTGCAACATATCGCAGTTGCTCCCAACTGTGGAACCCACGGGATACGGGATAGTTGTTGCCGTGTAGGGCGTAGTGGAAAGGTCGATCTTCTTCGCCAGAGTCTCCAGCGCAACAATGATGTATTCCTTGTTGGACTCGTTAGGGTCAGAGAACATGCAGGATGCCAACACATCGCTGGCGGCTGCATCGTTAATGTCGATCTGTGTAATCCTTGGAGTCGCCCCTAGTGCCACGGCAGTCACGCCAGTAACAGGAAAGGTCAATGTGTTTATGGTAGCCGCAGTCACAGCCTTAACCCCATTGTTATCCGTGCCAGTAAAGGTAATGCCGCTAACCGTAAGGTTGCCAGCCACCCCAATAGCCAACCCATGTCCAGCCACGGTAATCGTTACCACATTCGCGGTATACGACACAGCGGTGATTGCTCTAAAATTCTGGGTTATGTTCCCAGCGGTCGTGCTAGCGGTGGTAGTGTAAGCTCCATCAGCACCAGCAAGCGTGTATGTGAATGTGTTTGTGGCTACCCCGGCAATAACGAATGTCCCATTTGGATTGGAGCCAGTAGTGTATCCAACGCCAGAAATGTACACGGAATCACCATTGGTAAACCCGTGAGAGTTAGCCGTAACCGTGATTGTCGTACCAGAACGAGTAACGCTGGTGATGGTCTTTTCAACCACAAGCACATGGAACGGAAGGTTCAACGGAGTGCCTCCAGTAGTCAGCACAGGGCTAACAGACACCACGCTCTTGCGCGGCCTCCAGAAGCCCTCCATGCGACCGTTAAGGCTTTCCCTTACCTCGCCCGCCTCCAACTGGTTAAGCTGCAATCTCTGGTTTACGGCAAAGAAACCACGATCACCATCGGCGGCAATCGAGTCGTCCAGCCCACCAGTAGACCGAAATTGCGACATTACGCAAAGTAGACAATAACAACGCCAGAGGTGAGAACGACTTGGCTGAAGTTGCCACCGATACCCAGACCCGCAGGGAGGGTGATCGTCTGCAACCTAGACGCACCAGTGACGTTGCCAGAGGCACTCGCCACGGTCGCTAGCACAGCGTCATTCACAACCTGAATCCAGCGGATGTTGCCAGTATAGGTGGTGGCAGCGGTCGAAAGAACAATGCTTCCACCTTGGCCTTGGAGGTCGTATGCGACAGGAGAGGACATGAATTAAATAAGGTTAAAACCTGCGCCTTGCAGGCATATCTCCAAATGCGGAGGGAATTACCATGCGTCAAGGGGGAACTTGTGGGTGTCATTGACCCCCCATTCACCCCACATTGTGATAGAGAAGATTGAGACGAAGTGGAATTGACACGCCGGGCATGAGCCACTACCATCCGGCCAACAACACCTCCCACGCCTCTCTGCGAAGCGCACCAAGGGAGGTTTCTTTTTATCCTGTGTAGCTCAGCGGCAGAGCAAGCGACTGTTAATCGCTAGGTCGTTGGTTCGAACCCAACCGCAGGAGCCATAAGTCCAGCGTAAGTAAAGTGCCACCCACGGGTTCGCGTGCCGAGGACTAATTGCTCTTGCAGAGGCGCGGGGTGGTAAATGCAAATTGCGAGGGGAAGTCCAACTTGGCAAGTTCCCAGTCGGTAACATTTGGTGGGAATGGATGGAATTGGAGGGGGAATGTGCGTGAGCGGGAATAGGCCCTTTGTACAATTTTTGAAGGGGGGGTTAATCGTCCCCGCTTTTTTTTGTCGTCGGAAATTTCGACCCCCTCCCCCCTACTACTTGTAACAATGTGTATAATGCGGAGTCCTGTTCCACGGGAATCGTCAGCATCTATCGGTGTTCCACGGGATTTGGTGGGGTCGTGACCATCTTCCTGACCTTGGGTAAATGGTGCGGCACTAGATGTGGTGGTGGTGACCCGGCCTCGCGTGCGTGTTTGCGATTCTCTGCGAGAAAGTGGGAACGATTCCCCATGCAAATCCCGCCATTTTCCTAGGATTCTCCCCATGTTCCCGAAGCAGATTTCGGTGACATCCCTAGCAGTCATCGCCAACATCAACGCAACTTCGCACCAGAATGCCCTGTACGCTCTTGACCCTATCATATGGAGTCAACACCCACAAGAAAGCCCCAGACGCTGTGTGAGCGATTCTGGGGCAATCTAGGGGGTATCTGGCGCGGTTTGGTGGAAGATGTTGGCTGTAGGGGTTAGACGAACTCTTGATACTGCCCATTCAGTCGCAGTGGCAGCACCACATCTCGCCTGCCATTTCTGAGCTTGCCCACCTTCAATCCATCCTCGGCGATGAACAGGAGAGCGTCAGCGTCCTGCTCGATAGCTCTGGATTCGCGCACTTGATTGTTGTCGTTCAACTGCGAGGCTGAGATGACTGGGCATTGCAGGTGCTTGGCTAGCTGCTTCAACCCTCCAGAGACTCTGGCAACTTCTTCCTCGCGTGATTCCCTGCTTGAGCGTGAGCCACGGATGAGTTGTAGGTAGTCGACCACGACGAGATCCAGACTGCCGTGCAGGTCACGGATGCGTTCAGCCTCTGCCGCGATGCTGTCTATGCTCTGGTTGGAGCTGGAGTCGATCCAGAGTGGAGCCGCGGATATCTGAGCCACACCCGTCTGGATCTTCTGAAGCTCGTGCTTGGCTGCTGACCGCGGTTGCGTGATCGACCCGTAGTCCGTGTGGGTCATGGTGCTAATCAAGCGTCCGATCACCTCATGCGTCATCATTTCAAGGCTGTGGATTGCGACTGGTCTTTGGTCGCTGATGAACTTGCTGGCGATCTGGAGCATGAGGACGCTCTTCCCTCGGCTAGGCTTGCCTGCAATGACCCAGAACTCACCGGGGCGCATGCCACCGCAAATCTCATCCAACTCTGCGATGCCCGTGGACATGCCCGGCAGCCCACCTGAGTTGTAGTCCCTCAGCATATTCTCGATGAACGCCTTGGATGCCTTGTCAGAGTCGATTGACCGCTGCTTCCCGCTCACCACCTGCTGGAGGCTTTGGAGCGTGGTACGGAACGAGGCAATGGCTCCTGCTGCATCATCCGCGGTTGCGATCTCCCGTGCCGCGGATTGTGCCATCCTGCGTGCTTGGTATTCTTTGAGCGTAGAGACCCACTGCGTCCATCCCGCGGGAGTCGGGGCATAATTGTAGCACTCGACCACCTGCGAGGCTCCACCGATCCTGTCCAGTGTGCCGCTCTCGGTGAGGTGTTGGACAACCGCGATGAGGTCGTACTGGTTATTGTCGGAAGCTGGAAGCTCACGGCATGCCGTCCAGAGGGTCTTGGTGTCTGGATGATGGAATGCATCGCTTGTGATTCCATCTGCGGCTGCACGCTTGAGAAGCGTAGCGTCCTTGAGGATGGATGAGATGACTGCCTTCTCAGAAGTGTGTGCGGAGGGGATTGTGATTGGTTCTTCGTTCATGGTTCTGGTTCAGATTCCGAACTGGTCGGAGGTTTGTGGTTTGGTGGTTTGCTTGTCACGGGCTTGCCATGTCCTGACTGCTGCCTTCCAGCACTTCATGGGAGCCTTGCCCACAACCCAACCTTTAGACTCGTAGTAGTCAATAAATTGTTGGGCCTTGAGAAACTTTGGGGCGAGGCTTGAGCCGTAGGCTAGGACATCCGCCACGGATGGTTTCTGGAATCGCTTCTGATTGTTTGTTGTCCCTATATGTTCTATTGACGGTTCTTTAGTAAGGGCAAGTGCCAACTTGGCACTTCTAGAGGTGTCAGATTGGCACTTCTCAACTTCCAGAGGTGCCAGCTTGGCACTTGTAGAAGTGTCAGCTTGGCACTTGTGGATCTTGTAAATGACCTCGTTGCGACCACGATTGCGCTCAATTAACTTGTCCTCCTCCAGTTGGTTCAATGCCCTAAAAACACCCCGTCGAGACAACCCTGTTTCTGAGGCGATTGTGTCGATGTGAGGCCAAGCAATGCCATCGTCGTTGGCGTTGTCTGCGAGCTTCAGCAAGACCAGTTTCGCCTTGTAATCGGCCACGGGTGTTTTCCATGCCTGTGAAATCATGTGGATGCTCATTCCTGCTCGAAATTGTCTTGGATAAATGTGATGAAATGTTCTATCGCCCGGCTGCGTGACTTCTCTCCTCGGAAGTGCTGCCTCTGGAGGTGTGCGAGTATTTCCCACGCCTCTGGTGACATGGTGATACTGCGAGCGATGCGGTGCTTGCCTTCTGGGAGTGGCTTACGACCACGCTTACTTTGGTTCTGACTCATTGATTTGTTCCTTGATGTCTTGTATGGCTAGTTCAAGCAGGTCTAGTTCCTGCGTGAGTCTCGGTGTTGATCCCAGCTTCTCCCGCTTGAGTCGGCGCATGTATGCCTCCTTGAGTGCGGTTAGGATTAGTCCTATAGCTGTTATTGGTTGGTCGGTCATGGCATTTGTGGCAACTGGGCGACGAGCGGAATTCGGAAAGTGCTTTCGGGAGTCCGCAGGTCGCGCATATGCGCCAGTGTATTTTGGTCATTGGTATGTTGGTGAGTCATTGTCATGGTCTGCGCTTTCGAAAGGTTCAAGGTCAAAAGGCCAATTGGAGATGCGGTACGAGCTATCGAACTTCATCTGTTTGACCAACTTTCCAATCTCATCAAGTTGCGCCTGCAAGCTCATGTTCTCGACGATCAGCACATTCTCCCTCTGCTGTGTCTCACGCAGGATGCGGCACAGGCTTGTGACTCGGATATGCTCTGACGCTGGTCGTCCGCAGCACCCGCACTCGTAGTCCGTAGGTGTCACCCAGTCCTGAAGGCAGGTTGGGCATTCGTTGTGTTCTGTGTTCATATGCCGTGATCTTCTAAAAACTCATGGTTGAACAGGCTCTCAACAATGTCCGGGTGCCACGACATGTAGGTCATGAGCGTGCGGAGGATGGTGACGATCTCGTCAATGGGAGCGTCCCGTGAGAATACGAATTCCATTCGTGAGCCTTCGTTGAGGATCTCAATCTTTATTTTTCGGTCGTATTGCATGTTGGTGTTGGTTGTGGCTTGTTCTTGCGGAAGATGTCCTCGTAGTTCTGCCCGTACACCTCGGCGTTGACCGGGCGCGGGGAGTCACCCTTTCCTGCGCTCATGCTGCACCTCCTTTGTACTGGAGGTGGCACCAGATGAGCCCAACCCACCATGCGATGGCGAGTACGATGATGGCGATGCGATCCCAGCGGACATAGCGGCGGGGTGGGCAGATAATTGGTAGTGGTAATTTCATGGTTAGTAGCTGTGTGTGAATTCTGCGAGGAGTATTGCGGCCTGCACAAAGCCCCATCCTAGGGCTGCACAGGCGAGGGTTTGGGCGATGAGGATTAGTGCTTTCATTAGTGGTGGACTTCAACTCCTTTCTTCTCCAATGCGGTCAATACAGCATCCTCGATTGCCATGCGGTTTACGCTGGTGGAATGCAGCCTGAGTACTGCCATGCTCATGTATGACACAATCGCATACACCACGACATCTGTGCTGCTTTCGATTCCATCAAATGCGGCGAGGGTTAAGTTAACAACTTTGTTTTCGTATTTGTTCATGTTGGTTGGTTCTGGTTGGGGGTTAGGCAATAGCTGGGATAGGAAGCCACTTGCGTTGTTCGTTAGATGCTTCTTGTTCATCGCTTGCTTGTCTTGCTTTGCGGAAATCAATCAAGCGTTGAGCAAGTTCTGGGCGTAACTGCAATTCGCATTTGATATTGTAGTGGGCTTGTGAACGAACACGCTCAAGTGTGTTGTCCATATTCAATCGTGAATCGTTGATGGACGACAGGATGTCATATTTACTATGCTCGATTTGCGAGCGGAGCGTTGCTGGTTCGTTGCCTCGCTCAAGCACTTGGATGTATCGATTGCAGACGATGCGTGCCTCTCTGTTAATTTTGGTAGCGATGGAGTTCATTGGTTGGTTCTGGTTGGGTGTCGCTCGCGGCGACGAGAAGACATTCCCACACATGTGGAATAAACTCAACAGAAAAATGCAGAATTACTGAAAATAATTCCAGAATCCTCTGCAACCCGCTTAAACACTAGGTTTTTTCTACTCCAACTCGTCGTCCAGACCGGGGTAATCGGGCAATTTCGATGGTTCTGGGACGGGTTCGTGGGCAAAACCACGCTCGTCGATGATCAGTGCCTTGGCTAGGATGGCGTAGTTGACCAGATCCAAGCACGCATCTTCCGCAGACTCGTTAGGAACCGAAAGCTTGCCGTCATTCGCAAACGAACGCAGCCGTTGTAGCTTGTCCTGCATGCGTAGCAGTAGCCCGGTGATAGGGTGTAGGCCTAGTGACTCTGATGCTTTGAAGTTAGCAAGCGCATCGTGTGCATGCTCACCTCCAGAGTAGTCGTTATTCTTTACATCCATTATTGCCAACGCTTGTCGGCAAGTTTCTGTGTGTACTTTCAGTAGTGCTGTTTTGTTCATATCTTTTGTTCCATGTTTTGTAGTTATTCTCGTCGGCGTAGAAAGGGTCATTCTTCATCAGCCACCGCTCACATGCGCGGCGCACATCCAAGAACATCTCCCGTGGGAGACCATCTTGAGCTAGTGTTGGGTTTCTGACGAACCTAGGCATGCGTGTTGTCGTTAGGTGGCATTAACCATAATGCAGCCACCATTGCAATCACCAAAAAGTATGTGATGTCGTTATGCATTGATCAGTCGGTGTTTGATTCGGGACATATGTTCGCATGCGTCAACAAACTCTCCTGCGTCCTGCCTGTTTGTGAGTGCTGCTAGATCATCCTCTAGGCAGTCCAAGCAAACCCTTCCACCTCTCGCTGCCCTCTCGCACCCGTCACGCTCGCAGGTGCTGTAGGTGCTTGGCCAAAGCGGGAACTGGTATTGAATGTCGTAGATAAGTTGATCAATGGTTTTCATAGTCCTCGCATTCTATTCCTTTCCTGCTCGATAAGTTGTTTCCATGCCGTCACTTGGAAGTTTTCACCTGCCTGCTCTCTCCAGCGTTCAGCCTCGGCCTTCCAGAGGTCTCGTTGCTCTATCACGGACTCAAGCGTGGTTTGCGAAACTTTGAGTAGGTTTTCCAAGTATTCAATCCTGTCGGTCGCTGTCATTTGGTCGATTATCATGATAGGTCTAGTACTTTGAGTTCGTAGCGGTTGGTCTTCTCGTTCTTCTTCCAGCCGTGGATCAGCACCTTCCACCCAGCCCGGCGGAGGCAGTCAAGGTAAGGTGACTCTGACATCTTCTTTGCCCTAGCTGACACATTGTTCCAGCTGGTGGTCTGGACAGCAATGGTCTCGCTGCCAGCGCATGCCAGTACATCCACGAAGCCGAAGAGATCCTTGCGGCGGCGGGAGAACTGACACCAATGCTCGACGACCTGCACGCAGTCTGTGGCTTTGCGTAGCTCCTTCAGGGTTAGCTGTGTGGGGGAGGTTTTCATGACTTGAGTCTGTTGAGGACGAACTTGGCCTTCTCGCGGAACGATGCGTCCTGCCGGGTAAGCGCGTCTGCCCTCTGCTTCGCGGAGATGATCGTCGTATGGTTTTTCCTCTGGAAGATGCGTGCGGTCTCTGCCAGCGTGTGATGCTCGCTCACCAGTGCCATAGCAAGCGTCCTAGCCTGTGAGGGTGTCGGCTGCTTGTCGTAGGCGAATATCTGGCTGGGGTGTACGCCAAACACCTCTGCGACAGCAGAGATAGTCCTGCTGGCTTTGTTGCGAGACATGCGGCGATCTAGCTCGGCGCACAGCTCGTCGGTCGTGAGGTCATTTACATGTGTTACGGTCATTAAAAGGGTTGCCCTGCATGGAACCCGTGGGCAACGGGTAGAACCTACCTCCATGCTGGTAGAATGGTCAGGCATGGTTGGCTACTGCGTCAATGGCAGAGCAGCGGACGATGACTCCGTTGCCCCTAGCCGGGGCGAACTTGTCAACGCGATGCTCTAGGTTTCGAAGGTAAAAAACCTCCCTAGCGTTAGCGGGAATGACCCGGTAGAAGTCACCCTTGATTTGCGTCGAATTAAAGACAGGCGTTCCGTACCTCAAATCCTTCTCTTCTCGGATGATATCAGGGTTTTTGACTTTGGTTTTTGCGCCAAAATTTAGTGTTCGTTTGATGAATTGCATGGAAAGTAGTTTGCCCTGTGGTGAACCCTCGGAGCCAAGGGGCATGAAGCGCATGTCACCACTCATGCATGGGAATCAGAAGGGGATCTCGTCGGTCTCTTCTGTTGACGCAGGTTTAGCCGCAGCCTTGTCGTCGATCTTCAAGCTAATGAACTTGCCAGACTTGCCCTCGCGGAGCCATCCAGCTAGTTGATACTCCTTGCCGTCAATGTCGATCTTGCCCTTGTAGGCTGGACGCTTAGGGTTGTCACCCACATCGTTTTTGAACAGAATGCCCGTATTTGTGTTGTCGTAGTTACTCATGGTTACTTTTGTTTTAATGCCCATTTTGGGGGGGAGATTGTTTGTAGCCCGTCAATTGCTGGCGGGAATGTTTTCGTCTGCACGCACTGGTTCCACTTGGCTAGTGCCTGCATGTAACCCTCGCGGCCAAGCTTGATAAAATCCTCGTCGAGCAGGACGGTTGCCATCTCGAAAGGACGGTCAACTGCCATGAACACGATGATGAACTCGTTGCGTTTTTCGCCAGTGGCGATCTCCCACAAATCGCAATACAATGAAGCTTGCCAGTGGTAGCCACGATTGATGATTAGCGATGTGAGTTGATCCAAGCTTTCAATGCTCTGAGTTGTTTTCAGGTCGATCAGCGACGAACCCTCGGATGGAACTAGGTCGATCATACACTTGCAGGGGGTGCCAAACACCTCGGCAAACACCGCGACCTCGGTCTGGTAGTCTGGCAAGTGTTCAATTGCAGGATTTTTCCTAAACGCATACCCGGCACTTTCGGCTCGGATGTACTCGTCTGCGGTTATGACCTGAATGCCCGTCAGCGAATCCCTCCACTCCCTAGCCTCCTTGGTGCGGAAGTCAGAGTAGGGTGAGACGATGTACTCGGTCTCCAGCTTGTGAGGCTCCAAGCATGCCGTGTGGTACAGCGTGCCAGTCCGCATGGCGGGGGTGCTTTCCTTGTCGCGGCTCTTATTGTACCACCTGTAGGGACTCTGATTGAAGTCCCAGAGCAGGGACTTGGATACCGGGCCTGATAGGTCTCTGGGGGTAGCTGTGCGGGTGTAGTATTCCTCGCCTAGTCCTTGGATGATCTTGCTCATGCCGCACCTCCCTTCTGGATCTTCTTGGCCTTGGCATCCAAGCTTGCGTTAGCCTTGACCAGCACGGGCTTGGTCAGCTCGC